TGGGATCAATCACCACTCGCACACTGGCTTAGCCAGTGCACAAATAGTGACCGTGCACTGACGCCAGCATGCTGGCGGCAAGGTCGATCCCGTCCCCCTCCTATTACTAGAAGGGAGACACCCACCGTAGCTTGGTACCGACGGCTACGGGACGCCCGGAACGGTTCAGATGCTCTGGGTCCTCCTGCAAAACAGGGGAACTCAGGCACTTGACCAGGGCCCACACATCATCGATCCTAGGACCTTTGATGAGTGGCTTCAACACATATGCCCGTACTCTTGGGGCATGCGTGTACACATCCTCTCTCTCCGCCCGGTAGGGCAGAAAGGAAAGACGACCCAGTCCAGGTGACGTTGACTCTACGATTGGAAAGTGCCCTTGCAAAAGGGTTTCAATCCTCTCATCGAGCCAAATTGCTGTCTTCCACATACCGCGCAAGTACAGGCGGTTGCGAAAGTCAACAAGAGCGGCCACTCTGGAACCGTCCGTGAGTGATGAAGGAAACTCCTTCTTCAGACGAACAGGAGTAACATCCTGCCCGTCATAGAAGTCTCCTCCACAAGATTCCCGGAATTTGCCATTCCAGAAACTCTTGTCCACATTTACCTTGAAACCGAAAACATCAAGGTAGTGGTTCACCCACCAGACACTGTCTGTGGGGACAATGATATCGTCCCCATAGACACGCACTTCACCACGAAGCCTATGAAGAAGGCCTCGCGAGAGTGGAATGCCTCTCTGCTTCGTAATCCCAAGCAGGACGATGGTAAGAAAAACCATCGCCTCGAAGGGGAAGCAAAGAGCGGAGCCCATCGACGCGAATTTCCGAAGGTCTGTTAAACAAAGACCCAAATCGGAAATCTCTGCTCTGCGACTGCGAGTCGCATCAACAGCGGCATAAAGCCACTTATGATGCTCAAGCATTCGCTTTACAAGCAGATACGGAACGCGGTCACTTGCTTCCTTGAGATCAAGAGAAGCAAGTTCCCCATTGGAAGAACCTTCCCGAGCCATTTGCCGATTAGGCTCTTGGTCCGTGAAGCCCAGGAAGTCAGAAACTAGACTACCTGGATCTTCCAAACCGAGGACAAGCTCACGGAGAACACCCTGCTGCATGAACTGCATGTAGGATGGCTCCATGGCAATAATCCTCGGGCTCCGCAGCGTTTTCGGTACAGAGATCACCTTTACAGGCAACTCTGCACCAGGCTCCAGGAACTCGACATGCTCCAGAAGTTCGTAGAACTTCCACAATGGAAGGGCGAATTCCCCGTAAGGGAAAACGTCTTCCAAACGTGAGGACCATTGTCGCATATGGAACTTGTTGTTTCCAACAAGCCCATCTGCGGTGGCCCCAGGACCATGCTTGGGCTCGATCGTCCCGTTGTAGATCATCAGATCTACTTTCGAGAAGATCTCGTCGTAAAGGAAGTGGGAAATCGTAGAGAAGTCCGATAAGAACTCCTCCTCGATTGTACTTTCCCACTCCTCGAGCTCTTGTTCGATCTCGACATAACCCTGCATTGCGCGAGACACCCGTGAGTCACTACACGGGAGCTCGATCTTCTTGAACAGGCCAGTTAACTGCCTGATCGCAAAGATGCAATCAATGCTGGGTTCGTCGAGCAGTCTTCCACTCTCCTCGTCAAACACTTGACACATCATACCTTGCAGGAATGCAGGGATTGATGCCAGCTCTGACGGAACTGGGGTGCGCGTCTTAGAGTTACCAAGACGTGCACGCTTCCAGCCCGGCCAGAGTTGAAG